GACTGTCCTTTGCCGGGGATTGCGCAAGGCTTGGCAAAAGAAAATACCGCAGCGAAGCGAGGATGATTTTCTTTTAGCCAACCAGCCCCTGAAAGGGGCCGCCTTGCGCAATCAACCCGGCACAAAGGGCTATATTTGCAGGTAAGAAATTGAAAGAATGGCAGGATTTTCAATTTGTCGGATACAATGTTGTAATAAGCAAATTTAAAAGCATACAACGAAGGTTTTTCAAATATTTTCCAAACTATCGGATATCAATATCATATCGTAAAACAAGCGAAGGCGTGGCATTCCAGAATAAATACATATCTTCGCGTCAAAGGTGATTGAAATGAATACATTCTCTGCTTTTGATACGGGTGTCATGGTAGCTCTCTTGCTGGGTATTGAGTTTCTTAGGAGTGATATCCAAACAATTCTCTATTGTAAAAGAGACGATCCCGGGATTTTTAAGAGCTGCCTGTATACATTGTTTATATTGTTGGCAAGTCTTTATTCCATTGTGGCCGGAGCCATGCTTAACCCCGAGCCCATACCCGTTTATGAATTGATACCCGGTTTTCAAATAGGAGTTTATGGTTCTTGTTTTTTGTTTATATTTCTTGTTATCGCCGGTCTTTACCGTAAAATATTACCTCTCGTCCTTTTGGGGTACGCTATGGTATATGTAATCGGTGTACTGATACCGTTACTTGGATATGTAGTGTCCATGATGAATTATTTCGCCAGTACAGGATGATTATGAAGACTAAAGATGTTTTCCAGAGAAAATGGATAACAGACAGTATAACAAAAAGAAGGTATCCTTTTTCAGATACCTTCAATGACGGGCCGGTTGTATATTTACCATTCCAGACGTTCCTTCACATTGTTCATCGCCTCTTTCAGGCTGCTGTTCATGACCCGAGCATAATGCTGCGTCATACGTGTGGAGGCATGGCCGAGCATGACGGACACGTCCTGCAAGGGTACATTGTTGGCGAGCGTGACGGTGGTTCCGAAAGTGTGCCTGGCAACGTGCGTGGTCAGGTTTTTCTTTATGCCGCAGAAATCGGCGATTTCCTTGAGGTAGCTGTTCATTTTCTGGTTGCACATGACAGGCAGGCAGCATCCTTTCTTTATGCAGACCGGATGTTCCCTGTATTTCTCTAATATGGCCAGTGGAACGGGCAGCAGCGGGATGTTGCTGATGGAAGACGCTTTTCTGCGGTGTTCCAACTTGACCCTTCCCTTCCTTATCCACCAGTCCCCGAGATTGTCCTGTACCAGGTTTTCACCACTCAGAGTGGCGACATCGGAGAACGCCAGACCGGTGAAGCACGCGAAGACAAAGACATCCCTGACCAGTTCAAGCCGTGGAATGGTGAATTTCTTTTTCATTACGGTTTGCAACTCGTCGTAGGTCAGGAATACCGGATCGGTCTCGTCCTGCTCCATCTTGTAACCGTAAAAGGGATTCTTGCGCATCCATTCCTTTGCCAATGCCATATTGGTAAATTTCTTGAAGCATTTCATATAACGGACTATCGTGTTCCGGCACAGTCCCGCCTCCGTTTTCAGGTAGATGTCAAACGCACGGATGAACTCCGGTGTCAGCTCATGGAAAGTGACATCCTCCTTTCCGTAATAAGAGGGGATGAGCAGCTGTAATTTCTTCACCACGTTCTTATACCGGTTGATCGTGACGGGAGAGTAGTCTATACCCGCCAATGTTTCCATTTCCTTGATGCCTTCCCTCATGGTGCCGAGCAGTGTACGCATTTCGGTGTCTTTCCCGAAAACACGTTTAAGAATCAGTTTTGGGGTAATCAAGGCCTGTTCCAATACCAGTTCCTTGTGTTTTTCCAAGGCGCGTGCGTGCAGTTCAGCAATATAGGCGTTCAGTGCCACTGATGCCCTGTCCCTGCCTTTACTGCATCCTTTGGCGGCGTTCCATAAGTTCAGGGGTACGCTTCTTTGGATACGTACATCGTCATAGTCTCCATTGATGGTTATCCGCATCAATACCGGTGCCTCACCGTTTTTCAACAATTTCGTTTTAAGCACGAAAAACAGAATGTTCATTGTTCCTTGTTTCATCACTTTTGTTTTTTGAGGTGTTACATTCAATTGTTTCGTCAAAACCGGATGGCATGAGGACGTGGAGCGAAATGTTAAATTCGGTGGCTTTTTTGAGGGACTTGTGGAAAAGCCATAAAAATCCCATTTTTCTCAGGTTCGAATTGCCTTTTGTATCCCGGGTTCGATTCCTTTTTTTTATCCCGATGGGAAATACCGAATTTTTAAATTTCTTTCACTTTTTCGACTTCATCCGGTCATGTGTGCAAAATTACTTTTTCACACCGGAGATTGAAATTGTCAAACAGCTGAAAAACAATGAAGTATGGTGCATATTTATGGCTTTTTCAAAAGCCTTAAAAAAAGCCACTGAATTGGCAAAGTCCAACTTCACAAATATGTAGCGGAATGCGTAGTGAGGGTAAAAAAAAGAACCCTTGAACTATCTCTAATTCAAGGGTTTTCATGTGTGAAAAGCATTTATGTACTTTCTTTGGTGGTGCCACCAGGAATCGAACCGGGGACACAAGGATTTTCAGTCCTTTGCTCTACCAACTGAGCTATGGCACCAAAATGGTTATCGGTAGAGCTTTTCACTTTGTAATAGAAGACCTCTCAGAAACTATTGTTTCTTGTTTTCGGTTGCAAAGGTAGGCATATTTTTTGATTCTACAAATTTTTTGCAAATTTTCTATGAAATTCTTTTTGATTTCAAAAAAATGCTTTACCTTTGCACTCGCAAAACAGAAACGGAATGTAGCGCAGTTGGTAGCGCACTACGTTCGGGACGTAGGGGTCGGGCGTTCGAGTCGCCTCATTCCGACACTGTAAAGGATAAGCCACTGAAAGTCAGTGGCTTATCTCATTTTAAGCAAATCCGCCGGGACGAAATCGGGACGGGAATTATTAACCATTTGTTTCTGCTGTTAGCAAAAACAAATAAAAAAAAATGTCCAAAATCCAAGAAATCAAGAGTTACACACCACCTATATTACATACGGGTAAAGATTGGTACATTGACTTTTACGCATTCAATCCTGTTGACGGAGTGATGAAACGGAAAAAGATCAAACTGAACTTCATCAAATCCGTTAAGGAAAGAAGGGCATACGCCAAAGGATGCATCAACAGACTATCAGAAAAACTCGCAACAGGATGGAATCCTTGGATTGAGCAAGAATGCGGCAACGCCTTTCTACTGTTCAAAGATGTAATAGACAAATACCGCACTTTTCTCGCCAAAATGCAAAGGGACGGGAGATACCGACAAGAAACGATCAAATCTTATAGCTCCTACCTTCGTAATATGGAAATCTTCAATGAAGAGAAAAAGGTCCCTATCACCTACATTTACCAATTTGATAAGGATTTTTGTGTTATGCTGCTTGACGAAGTGTATATAACTAGGGATAACACTGCATTTACGCGCGATAACTATCTCGGCTTTTTGAAGTCTTTTTCCACCTTCTGTCTGAACCATAACTATTTAACACAGAATCCAACAGCCGGGATCAGTAGTCTGGGAAGAAAAGGGAAAAAAAAGCTACGCAACATCCTGCCACCGGAAACACTTGCAAAAGTGAGCGACTACTTAAAGAACCATAACCCCTATATGTTGCTGGCAAGCTATATTCTATACTATTGTTTTATCCGACCGGCGGAAATGGTAGGATTGAGATTAAACGATATAAGTTTGAAAAAGCAAACAATATTCGTATCAGACAATATATCAAAAAATCGCAAAGATGGCACTATTACATTACCATCAAAAGTCATACATCTCATGTTGGACCTGCACATTTTCAACAATCCCGGTGATTATTATTTATTCTCTGACGGGTTTCGTCCCGGTAAAACAAAAAGATCTGAAAAAATGTTCCGGGACTGGTGGGCACATCATCTCAGAAAAGATTTAAAGCTTTCCGCCCAATATAAGTTTTATTCCTTAAAAGATACAGGTATAACGAATATGTTACGACATTATGATGTGTTAAGCGTACGTGACCAAGCTCGTCACAGCAGTATATTGATGACAGATATTTACACGCCTCATGATATACAGGAAGCCAATGATCTTATAAAAAATTATCAAGGAGATTTTTAGTAAGCAGATATTAAGCGGTTACCCGTCACTGGGCCGCTTGATATTCTAAAAAAAGTAAAATATGAGATTTTATTTATTATCCTCAATCTTCGCTTTGATTTGTTGAAGTAATCTAAAAGCTCCGGCCATCTTATAGTTGCCCAGACATTGCTTGGCTTGCATGATACAGGATTCAACAGTAAGTTTCAAATCCGGTGTGAAAGCGGATTTGTTAATTTGCATTTCTTTGGGAAGTTCATCAGCATGGTTGTTGAACCATACGATCATTTCATTCAATTCCTCTTCGGAATAAGATTCTTTTTTTTCAGCCATAATACATAAGTTAATGTTAGTTCCGGCAAAGATAACAAAAATAGCCCCGACTCATCACGAGCCAGAGTATTCAACTTATGAATTTAAAGTTTTATTATGAGGAATCATTATTACGCCAATGTTTTTTCGTCACCAGCGCAACAATAATCAGTACGGTTACACAAACACAGGCAAAACCGAATTGTTCATGGAAATAAAAAAACTTCCCGACTTATCACAAGCTGGGAAGTCTTAATCATAAATTTAAAGTCTTATTATAAGAAATCGTTTCCACGTTGTCGCCTGACCACCGCCAGTACGATAACAACAAGAACTGCCCCACTAACACATGTCAGAACTATTTGTTCAAGCAATTTGGATTCTCTTTTATCCTTCATCATTTCAGTGTACTCTTTCTCATGGATATCGGAAGAGCGTTTCTTGTCGGCATTGAGTTTTATAGTATCGTTTATAACCGATTTCTTGTCTTTTGCCTGATTGAAATTTCCCTCTATTTGCCCGTCCGCCAATAACGGAGGTTTCCCGGTCGGGCTATCGGGCGGTTTTCGGGTATCATAGATACAGAAATCAATTACATAGCTGCCATTAGTGGTAATGAGTTCGCTCAAAGACGTACTTGATCCGTATACGATGTTGACAGATTCACGTGTACTATCTTTCTGTATAATCTTAGTGTCTGACTTGACAGCCTTATGCGAGCTGCCACAGGCAAACAACAGGAACAGACACATGAAAGGAGCCAGCAATATATGTCGGCTTACCCAGTTCATAACTCTAACCAACATAGTCTACAACTTAAGAACTTGCATCCTGTTATCCCCGTCAGCCCGATAACTGACGTGCACCCAAGCGAAGTTAGACTCGTCAATCAATTGATCATAGGGCAGGTTCTTGCGGATATATTCAAATAACAGCTTGTTTTGCTGTCTGTCTCCAGTGTCAATATCAGCAGCTTCCCCCTTCATGTGCTGCGAGGTCTTGCTTCCCTTGACAGCTGCATTAAGTTCCGGACAGCGATAGCCACTGTTTACTGTTATAGGCTTTCCCCACCATGTGCGTAACGGGTCCAGTACGTTGTCCACCAAGGCAGTCAGAGCAGTCACATGCTCCTGTCTGCATCTGTTATTGATACCCAAGCGGTCAGCAGTTGTTGACTTGCAGAGTTCCGCAATCGTAAAAAACTTCATTTCTTTTCCTCCTTATCTTTAATTAATGTAGCCCTGCGTGGTGGAATACGACGGCCGCATTCGCTGTCGGGCCTGTCACAACGGTTATGTTCGGCATCTTTCAATTGCAGTTCCAGCTCGTGGCACTTATGAATCCATGCCAGCTTATCAGACTGTTCATTACGAAGCTCAACGTATAACGCATCAATCTTGGCGTCACGCTGGGCGATACGTTCTTCCAGCCAGTCAACCTGCTTGCGCTCGTTCTCATCCTCCATTGAATCGGCGGACGCATCCTCTTTCCGTGCGTTCGTCTTGCGGTTCACCCAGAACGTGACACCCCAACGGACAGCCTCCAATCCTCCGAAAGCCCCGATTATAGCCAACCAGTCGTTTAATTCCATTCTGTCTATTGTTTATCTGATTATAATACTACTTCAAAGATATGTCTATTTACTTACGTCATTGTTGCAGAATTACTTAAATCCATTGCCACGATATGACAATAAAAAAAGAGCCCGATGACAATATTTATTGCCATCAAGCTCCTGGTTACACTGCAAAGATAGTGAAAACTATTCCATATTCAATCCATATTGAAAAAAATAATCAGGAGCAATATTTCGATTATCCGAAGAATTTAAAGAATCACAATATTAATAGAAAACAAATAGGATTCATGAAATCTACCGGTTGTCTATAAAATCGGATGTTCTCAAGCCTTTATCGGGAAACATCTTTACTTTTTTCCTTTTCCTTTGAACATTTTTCAAGTCACGCACAATGGTGCTGGAAAGTACCTCCGAATAAATCTGTGTGGTCTTTACGGAAGTATGTCCGAGCAGCTTCTGGACTGTTGTAATCGCAACTCCCTGATGAACCAGCAGGGTGGCACAGGTATGACGGCTCACATGGTAGGTTATCCGCTTTTTGATACCACACAACCCGGCCAGCTTTCGAAGCTGCTTATTCACTTCCGAGTTACAAGGCAAAGCGGCAAAACTTCCGATATCCGGATAGCGGTCAAGAATGCCCAATGCCCTGCTTTCAAACAGCAGATGCAACGGCAGACGGATTTCCACCCCTGTCTTAACGGACGTGAAGTGTAACCAACGCTTACCGTTTACCTTGATAAAGTTGGCCGGAGATAGCTGGCAGAAGTCAGAATAGCGCAATCCAGTATAACAACAGAACAGGAAGGCATCGAGCACATGACGCATGGACTCCTCTTCCACCTTGACCGTTTCCAGCTTCTTCAGCTCGTCCGGGGTAAGAAACTCATGTCTGCCTTTCTCCTGTTTGATTTTGTACTTTCTGAACGGATAAGCATCTGCGTGCATATATCCCTGGTTGATTGCTTCATTGACCAAGGTACGGAGCTGTCTCATGTGCTTGGCTATCGTATTGACCGCATTGCCCTTTTCTCTTAAGTATTGCTCAAAATCACGAAGGAATGTATAGGTAAGATCCTTGAAGTCCAATCCGGAACGGAAATCATGCAGGACCGCCAGTGTCGAGTGCAGGTTGTCCTTGGTGGACTGCTTCTTGTCCGAATTGTCAATGGCTGATTTGGCAAAAGTGGAGAAGCTGACATTCACCGTACTTTTCTTCTTGACAGCATCCTTCAGTAGTGAGAGTGTGGCAGGTATTCCGCGCTTCCAATACCCCAACTCTATGCCTTGCAGATACAGGATGTATTCATAGAGCATTGTGTTGAGTTCGTTAGATTGGGGGTGGTTAATGACTTGTGCCCCCTCACGGCTCCAGCATTCCGGTTTGAGGTAAACATTGGTCTTCAAGTAGATTTTCCTTTGGTTCAAATAGGCTTCAACCTGTACAAGAGCCGTGCCCTGCCTGTTAAGTGTGTTCTGGCGGTTATATACAAGACGGTATCTGATTTTATCCATTTTTCCGCAAAGATGCATCCTCTGTTCCAAGCTGCAAAATTTAGCCAATAAAAAATACACCCCCACTTTCGCAAGTAAAGATGTATAATATCTATAAAAAAATGGTCTGTGAAAAAAACATTTGTAAAAAAGATGCCATTATTCATCACGAACGATAGCATCTAGACATTTTTATCAGCAAACTCTTTTAGTGATTTAGAATAATGTTTAATTCAATATAGATGCTACAAAGTTATATATAAATTTTGTTTTGCCCAAATTATTATGTAGTTGACGTACGGTATCAAAAAGGCAGGATTCGCCAATCCTGCCCAATTCCATACACAAATCTTTTTATTAATTAAAATACCTCACGGCATTCAAAAATTAATAAATGAAAAAACATTATTAATTGTCATAGCAAAGCTATAACAAATATTTAAAAAAGAATCATTATATGAAAAAAAGAACAGAATAAACGATATATAGACCAACAAACATTTAAAATAATATTGTAATACAAAAGTCATTGATACAAATCCTTCTGGAAGGACTGTTAGAGATAAATAAGATTATCAATGGTTTTACTAGTGAATCATTTTCGTTACATAAAGGTGAAT